CGGCAACATCAGCACGCAGAGTTTCATTTTCAGCTCTCGCATCGGCTAATTCCCTCGAGTATCTGGCATCAAGTGCAGCGACATCACGCTGGCGTACCTGCATATCAGTAATTGTCACGTTCGCCAGCTTTAGCTCACTGGCTTTTTTATCGCGTTGCGCTTTGTAGGTAATGGCGTTATCGCGGTAATGATTCAGCCCCAGACCAAGCGCACCACAGGCTACCAGCAGGACAATAATCACCACACACAGAACACGGTTCATATCCCCCTCACCCCACCAGCCCTGACAAAGTTAAGACGCGCCAGGCAGTGGAAAAGCAAATAGCAACCAGCATATTAGTGAAAATGAAATGCCGACGATTACACAGAGGATCTTCGCCAGCGTTATGAGCTTGTCTGACATGCTTAATCCTCTTCACGATTTCAACGCAATGACCAGTTTTGCCAGCCCATACAGCATCGGAGACACAGCAATACCGACCGCCACCCACTTAATAGCAAAAGCCAGCGCTCTGCTGACGTCATCAGTTACAGGCGCTTTCAGTTCAAGGCCGTCTTTCATAGTCAATCTCAACAGAATTCGTTTATACTTTCCTATGTTCTCCTTTGCCTTACTCAAGGTCAGAAACACAAAACCCCGTTTGCGGCCAACAAACGAGGTTTTACTTTTATTCACTTAGCTTTTGCCAGTTCGCAGGATTTCGTGTTACCCACCCGCGTTGACCAACGTCATTTTCAGCAAAATATTCTACTTGCCTGTCAATTCCCCAGCACGCCAGTGCACTTTCCTGGTCTCGCCGGGATACCTGACCGTAGCAATTATTTGAGCGGATACGGCAGTCTCTGCCACCGTCCTTAATCCACCAGCGAACGCTTCGCAGGCACCTTTTAGATCACCTGCATTAATCCGTCTGTAAAACGTAGACGGGAAACACTTACCGGGGCCAATGTTATAAGGACAAAATGACGCGATACCCGCCTTCTGGGGTTCGGTCAGCGGTACTTTAATATTGCGCTCCCCCCACTCCAGCGCCTTATCACGTTCAATGGCGTTAACCTGGTCGCATTTTTCCTTCGACAACTTCATGCCCGGGACGACAGGTTTACCATCCACTCGGGTGGTACCGCGGCAGATGGTCCAGATCCCCGCACCATCACGGTATGCCGTGGTGTGGTTACCTTCTTTTTCGTCAAGAAACTGGTCGAGGATTTCAGGCGCAGACGCCCCTGCACCAATCAGCGCCAGAACGGCAGCCGACAGGCCGTATCTGATTTTTGCGTTCATGGATATTTATCAGGGTTTATCGATTTCAAATCCCTGGATATGTTAAGTCTTCAGGCCAGCGGTGGAGTCTTCAGAGAACCAGTAATTATTCCCGGTAGTTTTCCTCTGTAGGTTATCAACACATCCTGCGCCTCTAAAATGATGGGCCGCTTTTCCGGCAACGGACCATCCCCTTCACATAACCCGGCAGCAACATCCATGAAAAACTGCTTCGCCTGCTTTTTCGCCTCAGCTTCGTAAAACTCCAGCGTGGCACCTTCAGTACGGTCAAGACTAATCGCCACATATGGCAACAACAGTGACGGATACCCACCAATTTCCAGTGCCACAGTAACAGTAATCTTATCCGGGTAATTATTTATCCCTTTAACAACCAGTTCGTATTTTTTATTCATCACTTTACTCTCCCCGCGCCGCCTTACGCCGGTCCTCTCTGATTTTGAAATACAGGTTAGTCAGATACGTCAGCAGGCCAAACAGCAGACTCCCCAGCACACCTATCGCCACCCACTGGGACGGAGAGACTTTGTCCAGCAGCTGCAGTAACCAGTATCCCGTCCCCACCGCTGACGTGGTGTATGACACACCCGTTGTGATTTTTTCCATCTGGTACATACCCCGTCTCCCGTTATCCGGAAGCTGACAACAATAAAAAAGCCACCAGTTAACTACTGATGGCTCTGATAACTCATGCAGGCGTCTCAGACGACCCACTGACACTACCGGTGAGTTTAACGATACCTTCCATTTGACTGGCTCACTTTTTATGATGATGCCGGTGCATTTATCTCCAGCACCAGACTTTCTATCTCAACGCCATACGCTGCATTTTTTGTAACATCCGTCAGCGTCAGCGCATTCAGCCCCAGTGTCAGACTGTCTTTTATAACCTGGAATGCCGGGCCAGCCACTCCATTCAGTTTCGGAGTAACCGTGGCACTGCCGGCGGTGAACACCAGCTCCAGCGTCTGCCAGTCGTTACCGTAATCGCCGAACTCCCCCAGCTTCGTGTTTCCGGCTTTCCTGTGATGCATCAGATTCACTCTGCCGTCAGTGGTCTGAGTGAAGTACGACATCAGGAACGGATTACCGGTACCCGTCATCGCCACACCATCAGGAACGGGAGCATCCGTATACAGATAAATCCCCAGCCCGAACTGATTGTTGGTCAGTGCGCCTGACAGGCGGAACTTACAGGTCAGTCTGCCGCCCTGTGTCAGCAGGGTAATTGCGTCATCCACCGGATGCGTCAGGGACCAGGTTTTATTGCTCTGCTTGGTGATCTTAAATACACCATCTGACAACTGAATTCCGCCATCCTTAATGCTCCAGCCCTGCGCAGCAGCCTCTCCGGCTGCCGGCAGCAGGGAGATTGTGCGAACGGACGTATCTGCAGACGGACCCGATGGCGTGTTGCCGCCGGGCGAGGGTTTGATTTCCGGTGCCTTACCACTGATGAAGGCTGAGGTGCGCCCGGCTGCGTTCAGAATAGCGGTTGCCAGACGATCCGGAATAATGCTCCTGCGCGCCCATGAACTGAAATGTGTCGGGCGGTTTGATGATACCTGGTTTCCATTCGTTCTCGATGCCGCACCGTAATATCCTGATGCCGGAATATCCGGATCTTCTGCCGGCGCGTTAGTGGCGGTATTGACGCCGTTACCGTCTGTCATGAAGGGCACAAAATAAACGCCCTCACTCTCCCTGTTTTTATACCCGCCGTACACGGTGTCGTACTGGGTAGCGTATGTATTTTTCCAGTAATACGTCGTGTCACCACAAATCCACGGCACATCTGCAGCACTGCCACCATGGCACTGCGCGTTAAACACGGAGAGGTCAGCACGAAACTGTGTCAGCATGGCTGTAAACAGCGCAGGTTGCTGTGCGTGGGTGGCGGCGCTCATGTCAAACTCTCCCTGCATCCAGCACACCGCCAGCAACACATTTTTCGGGTTCTTCTGTAATGCAGCTTTAGTGCGCGCAATCAGGTCCTGATATAACGGTTTACCCACACCCCAGCGTGCCGAATCCTGGCTGGCCCCCGTGTCCGCACTGAATGTCCCCTCCGCGCCCTGGGTGAATGCCGAACCACCACGACAGCATGGTACCAGCAGGATCCCCGCGTTATTCGGGATATACGGGAGCAGTTTTTTGGCAATATGTAAGCCCTGGCCGACACAGCCGTACTGCCCTTTGCTCAGGTCTGCCTTCGGATGATTCAGCGTACTCATATCCTGCACATCATGCAGGCAGTGGTCGGCCGGAATAATATCGTTATATCTGCAGGCAGCCCCGCCCGGCGTCACTGTACTGCGGCGCGCCAGCTGTTTAATGCGCGGATCCGGAGCATCGTATGAATCCGGCAGCGGAAGCCCTTCACCGTAAGCCATGGCATTGGACTGCCCGGCCAGTACGATGACGTAGTACCACTCCGGCTCAGTTGCACCACTGACCACCACATCACCTTCTGCTGNGGCCCCCGTGGACTCGCTGAATGTCCCCTCCGCGCCCTGGGTAAATGCCGAACCACCACGACAGCATGGTACCAGCAGGATCCCCGCGTTATTCGGGATATACGGGAGCAGTTTTTTGGCAATATGTAAACCCTGGCCGACACAGCCGTACTGCCCTTTGCTCAGGTCAGCCCTCGGATGATTCAGCGTACTCATATCCTGCACATCATGCAGACAGTGGTCAGCCGGAATAATATCGTTATATCTGCAGGCAGCCCCACCCGGCGTAACTGTACTGCGGCGCGCCAGCTGTTTAATGCGCGGATCCGGAGCATCGTATGAATCCGGCAGCGGAAGCCCTTCACCGTAAGCCATGGCATTGGACTGCCCGGCCAGTACGATGACGTAGTACCAATCCGGCTCAGATGAAGGGCCGACCTGTGGCTCTCCTTCAATAGCCACCGCCTGCATCAGTGTGTACGGCGTAATGGCAACCGGTCCGCCGTATGGCTGCCAGCCCTCTTTCAGTTTGTGTGTCAGCTTTTCCGCAAGGTCTGACGGCGACGCCGCCCTGACAACATCATAATGTTTAATCGACATCGAATTTCTCCCGTGTAGAGGAACAGAGTTAAAAAGCCGGAAGCGGAATCAAATCACAGGATGACCATCTGCCAGTGGCTGGTCGTAAAAAAAAAGCCGCGCCATGCGCAGCCGAAAATAAAGGGATAACGATGATAGTTTGAGAAAAACAGAAATAACACTTTTGTGGCAAAGCATGGTGCCGGGTGCCTCCCGGTGAATTCAGTATCAGCACCTGAATCCGCGATTACCCCATATTCCTTCTTGCTGATTGCCCCACCGCACAGGGGGATTCACCATGCAGAAGTGTTTTTAATAAACAGCAAACAAAAAAATCAAGCATTATGCAGGCTGTTTCTTTTTATCACCGGCCACAGCAATACCA